GTAGGAGCAAAATCTGGACAGCAAAAAATATTAGCAGGAGCAGCTTTTATAGCTTTATTTATTATAAGTGGAGGTGCCTCGGCAATAGCAGGTACGGGATCTTTTCTTGGAATACCGGCGGGCAACTGGGCAGCAGCTGCAGCATACGGAGTACTTGCAGTAGGTACAAACTTGGCTCTTGCTGGTGTAACCCAGCTTCTTGCTCCTGGACCAGAAACAGAAGATCAACAGGAAGAAGGCTACCTATTTAATGGACCTGTAAATAATATAGCACAAGGTCTTCCTGTCCCTGTTTGTTATGGAGAGCTAGTAGTTGGAGGGGCTCCGATTAGTGTTTCTTTCAAACCTGATTTAGGTTCAATGGATGGTAAACGGCGAGGAATTTATAGAGTAGATGGAACTGCTTTATCTGCAACATATATTCCCGTTCAAAATAATACAACAACTAATAACTATGATGTAACCGTTCCTACTCCAGGACCAGAAGATAATGTATTTAAGGTAGTAGCATAATGGCAAATGTAGGCCCTACAAACAAGACACCCCCACCTGAAGTAAATAAAGCAGCAGGTTTCTCAACTCCTGGCTATGAAAAACAACGTGCTGTTATTTATGATTTAATATCTGCTGGAGAAATAGAAGGACTTGTAGGAGGTCTCTCTGGAGTATATTTAAATGAGACTTCTATAATTGATTCTACATCTATGATAGATATTCAATCAAAAATGGGAGTCGCAACTGTTAGTGGGACTGCTGTTACAAGTGCAACAAATACTGCCGGAATAGGGTTATTTACAGGAATAACTACTGCGGATTTAACAGATAATCCTAGATACCTTCAGATAAAAGGAGCAGGAAAATCCTCTACACTTTCTGCTGCTGTAAAAGAAAATGCAAATTCAATAGTTGTTGCTACTGATAATACTTTTACAGACGGAATGGTTAATCCTATTGGTAAGGGAACTGTTTCTTCGTCTTATGATCCTGTTGTAGCTATGATACGAATTGCTGGCGGCGCATCTGATGGAAGTGATTACCAAGGAATAATTACAGGAATTGCTTCCTCTGGATCAGGTACAAATAATAAAGCATATATTACTCCCCGACTAGGAAAAGATGTGGCTTCAGGTGCTGCAGTTTCGATTGATGCTGTAAGATCTATTTCTGCTATCGGGTCAAATAATTCTTGTACACTATCTAGTGCGGTAGATACAAATCCCTCTGGAAGCACACAAGTTAAATTAAGTTCTGCAGTTAGAGCTGCGGGAACAGTTGTTGCAGGTCAAACTATTGCTAACTATGAAAATACTGAAGCAACATTATATCCCGGAACAAGAACTCAACATGCTCATGACAAGCCAGGCCAAAGACCAAATGCTTCATATGTAGTTGCTCCCAATGCTCAATTACAGTGGCATGTATCAAACTACGTTGGCTCTTCCTCTGGGCAAGCAACTACATTTATAAATGGTGATACATTTAGTTTTACACAACACTCAAAGCAAGAGGTAGATAGAGTAAAACTAACAGTAGAATTCCCTGGAGGTATGTATTATGATTCCTCTGGTGGAAGAGACTTAATGACTTTTGCAGAATTTCAAATTGTAGTAGAGCACAAGAGTAATGCTTCAGATGCTTTTACAAGAACTCTTGTTGTTGGAAAGGATTATGGAGGTCCGGATTTTGTTGGATCAGGTACACCAAGTAATACTATTCCTGCATGGAGTAAAGATTATGATACTCAAGTTGCTTTCTATAAAACAACGGGAAGCAGATATAGTGAAGACGGTGTTGTAAGAAGAAAATCTAAAAGAGTTAAATTTTTAGTTGAATATAATATTGATTTAACTCCTTTTCAGCCGCTTGAAGACTGGCGAATAGGAATAAAAAGACTAAGTCCCCAGAACTCACCAGATTTTGCAGAAAGTAAGCATAATTATGTTGGAATAGCCACTTTAAAAACTGCAGAAGCAATTATAGAAGAAAGATTTAGCTATCCTCTTTCGGCATACGCAGTTGTAGAGTTTTCTGCGGAAGATTTTACGTCTCCACCTAAACGAGCCTATCATATTCGTGGAAAGAAAGTTAAGGTTCCTTCTAATTATATTACTCGAGAGGAGCTTGGAACTAATCAAGCAAAATATACTCGTCATAAAACAAATGGAAATGATACAGGTTCTTATGTAACTTGGGACGGTAGTTTTCGAGGAAACGTAGGTGCAGCACAAGATATAAACAAACATAAGGTTTATACAAATAATCCTGCGTGGATATTCTATGATATTCTTACAGATAAAGATATAGGACTAGGACATTTTATAGAAGAATCAGATATAGATATTTATGCCCTATATCAAATTGGAAGATATTGCGATGAGTTAGTTCCTGATGGAAAAGGCGGGGAAGAACCTCGATTTGCCTGTAATGTATACTATGCAGCTCAAGAGGAAGCATATAAAGTACTAAAAGATTTAGCAAGTGTTTTTCGAGGTATGATGTACTGGGTTGATGGACAGATAACCCCAGTTCAAGATAAGTTTAGAGAGCCTGTATATACATTCACAAACGGAAATATTGAAGAGGGTCAGTTCAACTATACATTTACGGGAGAGCGTGCAAGACCAAACCAAATTAATGTAACATGGAATAATCCCGGAGAACTTTTTAAACAGAGTGTTCTTACTATAGAAGATACAGAGAATATACTCTCAACAGGTAAAATTATAACCAAGGATGTCGTAGCCTTTGGTGTAACTTCTGAAGGACAAGCACAGAGATTAGGTAAATGGCACTTTCTTACTGATACAGAAGAAACTGAGCTTGTCAACTTTACAACAGGTATTAATGCTTCTTTTCTTCGTCCCGGAGATTTTATAAATATCCAAGACCATAATGCAGATAATATAATAGCAAGTGGAAGAGTTTCTTCTGGAACAACTTCGAATGTTACTTTAGACAGACGAGTTGCGCTTACTGGATACGATTCTGGAAGTGACTTAAATAGTCCTCCAACATTTATTCGTGCAGATGCAAGCCATATTTTATATTTAATTTATCCTAACTCAGGAACTTATTTAGATCAAGATTCAGCAACTATAAATAGTGTTGCTTATAAAAGAGGCAGTTTGATTATTGGAGATGCAAGTGGAAATCCAATAACAAGCCTATCACAAGCATCGAATTTAGTTGATGATAGTGGAAACCCTGTAATCGCACAGTTTTCAAAAAATACTCGAATAGAAAAAGTTGAGATTGGAGAGACAAGTGTTGGTCATGGAAATGTTACTCTGCCTTTAATAGTAAGTGTATACTCAGGTCTTACTTCTGCGCCTAACTCAGATGTAATCTGGGCAATTGGACCAAGAAGGGAGTACTCCACGGCTGAGATTAAACAGTATCGAGTATTAGGAATCTCTGAAGAGGAAGATAATCATACTTATCAAATATCTGGCTCTTTAGTATCTGTTAATAAATATGATAATATAGAGAAAGATACTCCTGTTTACATTCCTGACTATTCACAGTTTTCTGGAGCAGCACTTAATGTTCCTCCTCCCACAAACTTGACTATTCAATTAGTTTCCTCTGCAAGTTCTTCAATTGACGGTGCAGAGCATTCTTTGGAAGCACTTATTTCTTGGACTCCACCAGAAGAAAGTTTTACAGATAGTGGAGGAGCAACTACTACAATTCCTTATAGATTTGCAAATCAGTTTGAAGTTGTACATAATATAGAAGATGGTCCGCTTAAAGGTGGCTTTAGTGCAGTTACTGTAGGAGGAAACAAAACATCTGTAACTATTCCAAATGCTTCCGCAGGAGAATATGAAGTACGAGTTCGTACTATTTCTGATTCAGGGGCTCGGTCTGTATATGCAGTTGCGAGGCGTATAGTTACTGCTCCTGTTCCCAACTTAAATAGAATTGTACGAATACCAAGAGGCGGAGTCTTAACTACAAGTCTTGATTTTGACTATACTAATGGGAAAGTTTTATTTGAAGAATCTACTTATACTTATGTTCCTCCTTCAGCAGAGGCACTAGAAATTTCAAATGCAACAACGGCTCAGAAGGAGCTTAGTTTTGCAGCAATGTCAAATAATACTATTGCTTATTTATATTACGATAGATCTAGCGGACCTTCAAACCCTTGGAAAGCTGTTACTGTGCATACTGATACTGTTGCTCAAAATGCAACATCAGGTTTAGTAAATCAAACTTATTTTAAAGAAGTAGGAGCATCAAACAATGGTCTTACTGCAGTAAGCGGTACAGTAAGCTCAACAGGAGTAGGCACAACCGTTATAAATGGATTAAATACTTCATTTTTATCAGACTTTGCTCCGGGTGATTTAATAAAAATAACATCAGCTACTTCTGCTGGGACTCAATTGGCAGATGCAGAATATGCGGAAGTTTCTGAAGTAGAACTTAATACTCGACTTTTTCTAACTAGAAGTTTAACAAAAGTACATACAAATGTAAAAGCATATAAGCAATCTCTAAAGCCAGATTTT